GCGACCACCGAGATCTACACTCTTTCCCTACACGACGCTCTTCCGATCTAAAGCTATAAAAGATTTCTATTCAGCCGAACTTACAGACGAATATTCTAAGCAGGCCACTGATCGTCTGATAGAACTTGGAGAGTATGCGGAAATGTGTCCTGATGATAATGATAAACAGTTTATCAAGAATTGTCTAGTTGCTTTTAATAAGTTATTAGATTCCAAACAGAGGGAAGTGAGAAAGAATGTACAACACTAAGAATAAATACGAGCAGGGACAGGTTCTCAGAAAAGAAATATATATGTATATCGTCAGTTATATCAAATTGGTTGGATATGCACCGTCAATTACAGAGATTTCTGAAAAGGTAGATGCGGGGAGAGCTACGGTCTGGAAACATATTAATAATCTGGTTGATGATGGTTTGCTTAAGACGAACCATCCCAGTACCGACAGGGCATATACTCCGGTTGGGTACGGAATAAGAAAGACAAGTAAGGAGATAAAATGAAACTTTATGACATTGTTACAGCAGATGGTACATTCGTCGACAGTATGAGCAGAATAGAGATTTTGGAACGGTTCGGGATTTCTAAAGGAGTCTTTCAAAGATATCTGGATAATGGCGATCTGTTAGAAGGGAAATATCAGATAAATGATTATGACTGTGACATAAAAGCAAGGAAATGTAAGGACAGGGAATTATTCTTACAGTTTGACATTCTGACTCAGAAGATAAGGAGGGCTGTTGGATGGGAAAGTTAAAAATCAAGCAGAAAAAGAAAGCATTCATTCCGTATACGAATCAGCAGGCTAATGCGTTTGCACAGTCTATCCAGAACTGCCAGAAAGAGTTAAAAGAAATGGAGTTGAAAGCCTTTGATGATGGGTTCGAGGATGGAAAGAACTGGTCTGATGTGCTGAATTTTGTGATTTTGTTTTATGTGATGCACGAATTGCATGGATGGGGGTGGAAACGTTACATGAAGTCCGTAAAAAGAATTAATAACTACATCAATGATATTAATTCTGGGAAAATATCATTGTCTGAAATGGTTGATAAACTGGAAAATGAGCATCACATTCGGATTTGTGATGATTATAAGGAGTTAATTAAGAGATATGGGGCGTAAAGTTGCACCGGTGATTTACATGCACAATAGCGTGTCAGTTACTTACATGGGGAAAGTGAGGATGACAAGAGGATGGTAATAGTAAAATTAAACCCGATAAATAAAGATGATTTAAAAATTGGAGATGTGGTTGGAGTTGCAAGAGAAGTACGGTGCGGATGGGGAACAAACTTTAGGCACGTCATGGTGTATCCGGCAAAGATTATTCGCATAACTCCTAAACGAACCAAAATCGAAACCGACAAGTTTGGAGAACATGATAGATATGAGACATTTTATAAATACGATTCCGAAGCCATAAAAGAAAGCGAAATAGCAAAGAAATTTAAGGAAATCAGAGATGGTGTATATGCCATTGAAGATTTTAAGTCGAGCCGTGGGCTGAGAGTAATTAAAGACGAAGACTTAGACGCACTGTCAGAGCACATTAATGCAGTTGTAGAAGTTTTGAAAAAATATGGAAAGTGAGGATGAAAATGGAGAAATTAAAACCTTGTCCGTTTTGTGGAGGAGAGGCGCAAATTTTTACCGATGATGAAATGGGATATTTAGGCAATGCTCAGTATCTTGCAAAATGCGGTAACTGTCTTTGCGGTACAGGACATTATAACAATCCAGAATATGCAATAGAAGCATGGAATAAAAGAGCGAACGATAAGGAGGACTAAATGGGAAGATGTAAATTAGACTGCCCGGACGATGAAACAGAGTGCTGCATCTGCTGTACTAAGCAGGATTCTTGCCAGTGTAAATGTGATGATATGGACGACTATGAATATGCGGAGGAGTGTGAGGAATATGAGGATGATTGACGCTGACAGGTTAAAAGAAGTTATTGAAAAAGAAAAAGACGATAATGATTATATGTGTAGATTATGCATGGAATCAACTAAGGAGATTATAGACGAACAGCCAAAGGCATTTGATGTGGATAAGGTTGTTGAACAGTTGGAAGATTATTTATTTGAAAAATATTGCATAGAAGGGGATACAACAATTGATGAAATCGTGAAAGGCGGTGGAGTAAATGGTAATTAAGCCTATTTTATTTAATACCGAGATGGTGCAAGCAATCATGGACGGAAGAAAGAGCTGCACTCGGCGAGTGGTAAAGCCACAGTGGGAAGAATGCCCACATTGCAAGTATGTGCATAATGAGTACATATACGACGAGATGGCAGAAAATGTATACTGTGCAAGATGTGGTTATCCGTTGGAGCCGGAAAGAAGATCGCCATATCAGCCGGAAGATATCCTGTATGTTCGTGAGACTTGGCACAGATATACAAAGCGGGTTGGAAAAGGTGAAGGATGCCATCTGGAAGAACACTATGGATATAAGGCTAGCATTGCAAATTCTGAAGACGCAGAAGAGCCGTGGAAACCATCCATCCACATGCCGAAAAAAGCAGCGAGAATCTGGTTGAATGTTACGAACGTAAGAGTGGAGCGGTTACAGGATATGACAGACGATGATGCAGAAGCAGAGGGATGTTTCGATTATACATCAACAGCACTTGGTTTTCCTGATGTATGGGATTCCACCATCAAGAAATCTAATCTTGACAGTTACGGCTGGGATGCGAACCCGTGGGTCTGGGTGATTGAGTTTGAGCGGTGTGAAAAACCGAAAGAGGTGTGATATGAGAGAAATTCTTTTCAAGGCAAAGCGGATTGATAACGGTGAATGGATAGAAGGATATTACACGGAATGCAGAGGTGAAACATTTATCGGCATTGATACATCCAGTATGTTTGAGATTTTTTGCCCTCCTGTAATTAGATGGTTTAAAGTTAGCTCAGAAACCCTCTGCCAGTTCACGGGACTTTGTGACAAGAACGGCAAGAAAATCTGGGAGAGCGATATTATTTCGTACCAAAGAGACAATGATGATTGCCCGTTTCCGAATAAGGATACGAAGAAAAGATTTGGGAAAGTATTCTATCAAGGTTTTAGATCGACTTTTGCTATTGGCATGGGAAAAAATGGAAGTAGATCTATAAATGATGATTTGTGGAAATACGTTCAGAATGGAAATCGAGTTGAGGTTATCGGAAACCAGTTTGACAACCCAGAATTATTACAGGAGGAATCAGATGAGTAAATCAGTATTAGTAATAGATACACCAGAGAATTGCTATGATTGCCCGTTCGGAACTTCATACTGCGGCGAACTTGAATATGAGGGATACTGTGAATTAGCCGATTGTTTAGATTATGATGTAATTCTGATGACAGAAGAACATTATGATTACGAAAGCAAATCAAGACCTGATTGGTGTCCGCTTATGGACTTGCCAGAGAAAGACAATGGAAATTATCCGGCTAATACATTTGATGCAGGATTTGTGGAGGGTTGGAATCAGTGCATTGATGAGATTGCAGGAGGTGAAGTAGATGATTGATTTAGCGAATAAATGCGTATTAATCAGAACGTATGAAGAGTATGAAAATATTCTGAAAGTAGCAAAGAAACAGGGATATAGATGGTACGGCGGAAAAGAAGCGTATCCATATCCCTTTGAAGAGCAGCAGATCCCGGATATATTAAAGTTCTATGGCAATAAAGAACTAACAAGAAATGCCGACCTTGCACCGGGATATGAATTAGTAAAAGCATCAGACGTAATTGAATATGAGAAGGAGCTCAAAGAGGCTATAAGACTTGCTAGAATATTTGTTAAAAACCCAGACAGAACATTGATTGACTCGCTTATTAAGTCCTTGAAGTTGCTTGCAGATACTGTAGAAAGTCAGATGGAAGAGGTGAAGTAGATGGAGAGATTAACTGAAAGAATGGAAAATGCTCCAGACGGAGAATCAAATGTGTGGGTTAAAAACCATGATTATATAAAGGCATCAGAAAAACTTGCAGAATATGAAGACTTAGAAGGACAGGGATTGCTTGTGAGATTACCGTGCAAGGTTGGAGACACGGTTTATAGAGTGAATGCCGGAGCCAAGCAGCCGATTATTCCAATGACTGTTTCAGAAATTCATTTTCTCTGTTACAAAAATGAACGTGCTGTAAGGTTTGACGCAATAGGTAAAGAAGATATGGGAGAAAGTTGCTACCGTTTAGAAGATATTGGAAGAATTGTATTTCTCACCCGAGAAGAAGCTGAGAAGAAGTTGGAAGAAATGAAGAACAAAATTTAATTTTAAGGAGGCACAAAATGGGAAGAAGCATTTATTTTACGGATAGAGAATTAAGCATGGTAAGAGACTATGTGTTTGAAGCAACTGATATTTTAGGTAATGCTTCTGATACAGCAGAACAAGTGGACGAAGACATGGAGAATGGTCTTGGCTCTGCTTTGCGAAAATTATACAAAGGCTGTATTGGAGAATCAAAATACGCAAAGTATAAAACAAAACGAGGATAAAAATATTTTTTAATTCGATAGAGAAGAAGCTAGAGGAGATGAAGAAATGAATAACAAACCTACACCAGACATAACGCTAAACCTTGCTATATCAGCATACCACGTACTACAGCAATATTGTACTGGACAGCCAGCGGATTGCAAAGGCTGCGGATTCTACGAACACTGTCCAGAATGTTTTCGAGGCATGCCATGTGACTGGAACTTAAATGAAGAAGGTGAAATAAATGAAGCTGAGAAAGGCAACACTGATTGACTACGGAGTACCGCCGGATGATGTACCGACATTACAAAGCCACTTGCGGAATCTTAGCGAAAGCGACAAATACAATCTGTTACAGGTATCTATCAAATATGCACCCGGCATTGAATCGCAAATCTATGACAGCATTGTGAACAGTATCGGCTATCGAACGATGGAGAAGATCAGAACGGTTCCTGCAACGGAGAATGACTTTTATGGCTACAAACGCAAGGTCATGGCGGAATACTATCATCTGGCCAAATTGATTGGCAGACTTTAAAAAACTTAAAAATTTATAAAAGTGGTAGAGAGCTAAATCTCCCCAGTGTGGTATTATATTTGTATATAACTGCTATACTGGGGTTTTTTTTGAATTGAGGTGATGACATGGCGAACTTAAAAGCAGTTACAAGAAAACTCCAAAAAGCTATATTATCCACCGGATTAATTATAAAAATTGAAACGTCACAATTTTACAGCAAAGAACAGGAAAGATTGATTACTCTTACCATAATCTCAACGCCTACACTTCATTTGACCAAAAGAAAAGAATGGAAAGATTGTGATTATGAAATATTACGAACTGCATCCCAGTATGATGCAGCGATGTGCCTGAAAGAGATATGGGAGGCGTGCCAAGAATGGAAATAGATAGAGGTGATTAGATGGACTTGACGCCTAAACAGAAAGCGTTTGCAGATGAATTTTTAAAATGTGGAAATGCCACAGAAGCGGCTAAGAGGGCCGGATACAGCGAGCAATCAGCAAGACAAATGGGAACTGAAAACCTGTCAAAACCGTCTATATCCTCATATATACAGGAGCGGCAAAAACAAATTGACGATGAACGCATAGCAGATATTGCAGAGATTCAGCGATTCTATTCATCCGTTTTAAGGGGCGAAGTAAAGGACCAGTTCGGCCTTGATGCTTCACTTGAAACAAGGATAGCAGCAGGGCGGGAACTTATGAAGCGTTTTGAAAAGGCAGAATCAAACAAGAATGATTCTTGTGGAATCACAATCATAAACAATATTCCAAGGCCGGAGAAACAGGATGGATAATAATCCTATTAGTCTGAAAGATATAATAGCTCCTGCCTTCTATGAAGTCTTTTGGGACATTCTGGACGAGAAACATACATATTACGATCTGTACGGCGGACGTGGGTCCACGAAGTCGTCTTTTGTGGGCGTAATGATTCCTTTCCTGATGATGCAGGATGCAGAGAATGATGTGTTCTCGAATGCTGTTATTTTCCGTAAAGTCGGAAATACACTCCGAGAATCTGTGTATGAACAGATAGCATGGGGAATTGACGTACTCGGAGTCAATGAACTATGGGACACCAGTGTAAGCCCTATGCAGTACACTTATAAGCCTACCGGACAGAAAATCATATTCAGAGGACTGGACAAGGCAAAAAAGACTAAATCTATTAAAGCAAGCAAGGGATATTTCAAGTATCTCTGGTTCGAGGAACTTGACGAATTTTCGGGCATTGAAGAAATTCGTACAGTGCAACAGTCAGTCCTTCGAGGTGGCAGTAAGTTTGTTGTATTTAAGACATTCAATCCGCCAATTAGCCGGAGCAACTGGGCGAATGTGTATGTAGAAGAGCCACGAGACGACAGTTACAGGCATAAGAGTGATTACAGATCAGTTCCTGTTGAATGGCTTGGGCAACAGTTTCTTGATGATGCGGAGCATCTTAAAAAGACGAATCCAAGAGCCTATCAGCATGAATATCTTGGATTACCTGTCGGACTTGGTACAAATATCTTCGAGTTGTTAGAAATCCGAACGATTCCAGATGAAGAAATTCAGAAGTATCAAAGTATCTATCAGGGACAAGACTGGGGATGGCATCCGGATCCAAAAGCGTTTATTCGTGTGGCTTATGTACCTAATCAGGATAAAGTTATCCTGCTGGATGAGCTTGGCGGATGTAAAATTCGAAATACAGTAATGGCTGGTCAGATAAAACAAAAGGGATATGATGATTATTCAATATCTTGCGGAGTTGATGAAGAAGAAAGTATTATTGACTTCCGAGATGCGGGGCTTCCAGCACGTAGAGCCATTGTTACACCAGGAAGCCGCAAATATACTTTTGAGTGGTTACAGTGCCGAACATTAGTCATTGATCCGGCACGAACGCCTAGAGCATACAAGGAAATTATCAATTATGAGCATGAAGTAGATAGCAATGGAGAAGTGATTGCAGATTATCCAGATGGCAACGATCATTATATAGACGCCCTTAGATACGCCACAAGTCCATTGTCGATGAGAAGAGGATATAGTGCATAATGAGTAAAATAGGAATAGAACTACCGAAAGAGTATTCGGACAGATTTGACAAATTACGCCAGAATCGAGTAGAAGTCAGCTTTTATAAATATGGCACAGCAGCAGACAACTTTGGAATGAAATTAGTAGATGCACTTGAATCACACGATATGTACATTAAAAAATATAAAGAAACTGGAAACACAGAATATCTTTGCGATGCAGCAAATTATCTCATGTTTGAATTTATGTATCCACAGATTCCGAATGCATTTTTCAAAGCAACAGATAGCGGAGAGAGTGCCGGAGTTGCCGGAACACCAATAAATCAGCTAAAAGAAAAATGGTGATTAAATGGGACTTATAACAACACTAAAAAGGTGGTTTAACATGATTTTTAAAAAACAAGCCGAAGAGGATTTCGACATCCAGGCAGCAGAATTCCCAGAGATGGAATCACTGATTAACCGGTGTGCGAACATATACAGGGGGGTACCGGAGTGGCTAGATAACAAGAATAATATCAAGACGATTAATTTCGCGAAATCCGTCTGCTCAGAAACAGCACGGCTCGTAACACTGGCGATTGGCATTCAGATAGATGGCTCTGAAAGGGCGGCATGGTTGCAGGAACAGATTGACAAGGTGTATTTCCAAATTCGCCACTGGGTAGAATACGGCTGTGCTTACGGAACAGTATTTATCAAGCCGAACGGTGAGAGCCTTGATGTATTTACTCCGGCAGATGTGATGATTGTGGATTACGATAATCAGGAAATCAAAGGGATTATATTTAAAGATTCGTATACAGTTGGACGGAAACGCTACACAAGGCTCGAATATCACAGGTTTGTTGAGACTACAATAGATGGTGTGACAACTTATCCGTATTATGTTTCTAACAGAGCCTATGTATCAAAATCTCCTCAGTCAATCGGCGATAAGATTGACCTTAAACAGACCAAATGGGCTGACCTTATGGCAGATACGCCGCCGATTCTCAAGGCAAATGGAGAGAAGCTGGACGGGCCTCTGTACGGAGTACTGCGGACGCCACAGGCGAACAACGTGGACATTAGTGCGCCACTGGGACTTCCGATATTTGCAGAAGCCATTGAGGAGTTGAAAGATCTGGACATTGCATATAGCAGGAATGCAAAAGAAATTCTTGATTCTAAGAGAACCGTTCTGGCGGATGATAGACTACTCATGCCGAGTGGATCACCAGTAGCAGCTATGACACCGCAGACCATGGAGCACAGATGTAAAGAAATGAGCTTGCCGGATTATGTGAAAAATGTATTCGGACAAGATGAAAAAGAGTTTTATCAGGAAATCAATCCAATTCTCAACACAGATACCCGTATAAGTGGCATAAATGCCCTTTTAAGCCAGTTAGGGTACAAGATTGGATTCTCTAATGGCTACTTTGTTTTCAACGAATCTAGCGGCATTCAGACGGCTACAGGAGTGGAAGCGGAACAACAGAGGACAGTGCAGTTTATCAAGGATGTAAGGGATAAGTTGGAATCTTGTCTGGATGAAGTTATTTACGCATTGAATGTCTACGCTGACCTGTACGGGCTTGCACCTGTTGGGGTTTATGAAGTAAATTACGATTTCGGAGACATCCTATATGTGCGTGAAAATGATCGTGCAAGATGGTGGCAGTATGTGACAACTGGAAAAGTTCCGGCATGGCTGTATTTCGTGAAATTTGAGGGAATGACGGAAAACGATGCGAAAGCAATGGTCGAAGAAGCTCAACCAGACGAGCCAACACTATTCGGAGAGGAGTAAAAAGATGGCAGATAAACCAGTAACAAGGGAAGAAAAATATCTTGCGTACTTGACAGGTGATTACACGGGTGAACTCCCGAAGCCGATCACGCGAAAAGAGAAGTATTTATACGAATTATGCTTAAAAGGAATAGGCGGTGAGATTTCGCCAGAAGAAATCAAAGCTGCAGTAAATGAGTACCTTGAAAAGAATCCAGTCAAACCCGGAGCCACGACAGAACAGGCGCAGCAGATCGAGCAGAACAAGACAGACATTGCTTCACTAAAGGAAGATTTAGTTGAATTAGGCAATAAAACATTGCATGAAGAATATGCTGATTTATTACACGGGAAAGAACCAAAAGAAAACTGGTATATAGACGCATCAAATGGAACTGGGAGAACATTGAAACAATTTTTTTCTTTTACCGATATTGATGTTTCTAACTATATCAAGCAAAGAATTTATCCATACACCTCTATTGATAAGGATTCTGTTTTACACAGCTCAAGAAGCATTGTATTTTATAACGAAGATGGTTCTTATATTGTAGGATATGGAGTTAGTTCAGATAATCCAATTAACGGACTGGAAGTTCCCAACGGAGCAAAAACAGTATCAGTATGTTTTAATTACGACAGTGATGATAACCAACCAATTAAACCACAAGTTTATTATCTATCAATTAATAGAGAAAACAAAAATAAGCTGATGCTTAAAAAAGATGTTTTGATAGATTATGAACAAATTCAAAACAAACCTATCATCCCAACAAAAATGAGCGAACTTGAAAATGATATTGTAATAGATAATGTAAATGATAATGATGTTCAAACGATACGAAAGCCAACTATTTCATTTATTTTTGATGATGGATTACCGAGTACATCAGATTTGGTCTCATTATTTGATTCATATGGATGGAAATGTGGCTTTGCTATATTAGCAAATTCAAATCTTCCAAATATCAAAGATAATTTCTTATCATATCAATCTAAAGGTTATGAGATACTATCCCATAGTACCGATGGAGTAGCTATGCAAGATGATTCTTTAACGATTGATGATGTGGAAACAAAAATGAAAAAGTCAAAAGAAATCTTGATAAACAATGGATTTAATATAACTGGATGGGTTACACCAAGTACTTGGTTAAACAATAAATATTTTGATAATTTGTGTAAATATTACGAATATGGTTTTGGTCATTTAGATACCAATCAAGTTGTTAGTCATCATGTATTTTATGGTAATGATATCCGCCAACTCGAAAGATGGTCTTTACAATCAAAAACATTAGAGCAAACAAAAGCTGAAATAGACTCAACTATTAATGAATGTGGATATTTATGTTTTTATGCTCATGCATATCCGTCAACTGCAAATGATAATTTTACAATTGAAAATATGAAAATCATCATGGACTATATCAAAAAATATATAGATAACGGAAAGGTACAAGTCTTGATTCCAAGATGCGCAATAAATGATTATTACACGGTAAGACATAGTGATTTGCTTGATTTATATAAAAAAGTAATTAACTAAAGAGGGCTTTAATTAACCATCAAAAGGGCCAAAACATGTACCACGACTTTTATCGAAAGAGGTGATATATTATACTTAGTCCAGAATATTTACGCCGGATAACAGAGGGCAGTGAACAGATTGCGGAAGAATTGCATCAGTATATCATCTCTGAGATTGTGTCGAGAATGATGACAAGAATTGGCAGAGGTGAAGATTATATTCTGACCAATGCCGATGCGTGGAGAATCAGAACGCTACAGGAATCCGGTGAACTGTTAGAGGACATTCTGGCAGAATTATCCAGATACACCAAACGCGAACAGCAGGAGCTTCTTGAAGCGTTTGAAGATGCCGGAATCACTGCTCTCGATTATGATGATAAGATATACAAGGCAGCAGGATTAAGCCCTGTACCACTCGAACAATCACCGGCTATGATAAGACTCATGGAACGGAATATGCTTGCGACTATGGGAGAGTGGAAGAACTTTACACGAACAACTGCAAGTGCCGCTCAGAGGCTCTATATTGAGCAATGCGACCTTGCATATAATCATGTGATGACTGGGGCAGTTGGGTATACGCAAGCCATCAAAGAGGCAGTCAACAACGTTGTATCAGATGGTGTTACCGTCACATATCCATCTGGCAGAAAAGACACGATTGAAACAGCAGTAGCACGTTCTGTCAGAACCGGCGTGGCGCAGGCTACGGGAGATATATCCATAAAACGCATGGAAGAAATGGATTGGGATTTAGTTCTGGTCAGTGCACACATCGGAGCGAGAACGGGGGACGGTGGAGAAAATCCCGGAAATCATTCGTGGTGGCAAGGAAAGATATACTCTCGTTCTGGCAAGAGCAAGAAATTTCCGCCGTTCTCATTGACCGGATACGGAACAGCAAGCGGACTGTCAGGGGTCAACTGTCGGCATAGCTTTGGGGCAAGTGACGGGGAATTTAATCCCTATGCAGAACTATCAGCACAGGATAAAGCCGACAAGGGCAAACAGTACGAAAAAGAACAGCGACAACGTACTTACGAGCGAAGAATCCGCAAAACAAAGCGTGAAGTTCTTGGAATGCAAGCGGCGGTTGATAACTGCAAGGACGAACAGACGAGATTCGCACTCCAGCAAGACCTTGACCGTAAGTCTTTTCTTCTCCAGAAACAAAATGCTGCATACAAGGACTACTGCAAGCAGAATGACATGAGAGAACTGCAAGACCGGCTCATGATTGCTAAGTGGAATCGTCAGAACGCTGCAAAAGCCAGAGGAGCGGCAAAACGATATAAGACAGCAAAGGGGATTGACTGATGGACAGATGGGAATATTATAATCCAAATCCTGTTAAGGATAAAAGAACAGGAGATTGCGTTGTCCGAGCAATATGCAAAGCAACTGGCTTCGACTGGGAAACGGTATTCGCCGATTTAATGATACAGGCGTGCACTCTGTCAGATATGCCAAGTGCAAATTATGTCTGGGGAGCGTATCTTTATAAGCATGGATACAGACGTAAGCTGATAGAACAGTCAGAACGATATATCTATACAGTCAACGACTTTTGTACAGACCATCCGACAGGTACATACATTTTATGCATAGATGGCCATGTAGTGACGGTACAGAATGGCAAATATTACGATACATGGGATAGTGGTAATGAGATCCCGGTATATTACTGGGAAAAGGAGAGCAAATGAGTATATCAGAATTTGTACAGATTTTCCTTTCTATCTGCGGAGGGGTGTCTATTGTCGGAGGTGCGGCAGCCGTAATCTTTAAATGGATTACCCCGGCATTCCGACTTAATAAGCGAGTAGAGACACTGGAAGAACATGATAGACGAGATTATGAAAGTCTTCGGAGAATCGCAGAACGAGATTCATTAATTCTGGAAGTGTTATCAACCATGCTGGATAGTCAGATTAGTGGGAATAATGTAGAAGAATTAAAAAAAACAAAACAGAAGCTTACAAATTATCTTGCGCAGAATCAACGTTAGCATTAATAAGGGGTATGCTCATGAAATTATATGTGTTCACAAAGAAAGATATAGACAGATTCTTAATAGAGTGTAATTTCACACCGGACGAAGAAAGATTGTTCCGATTGAGATGCAAGGAATATACGCTCGAATACTGCGCCGAACAGATGAATGTGAGTATATCCACGGCGAAACGATTAAGCCGGAGGGTGAACAATAAAATAATTAAAGTGTGTTGATACTTTTTAGACACTAATTAGAGCCAGAAACGACCTGTTTCCGGTTCTTTTTTTATGTAAAAATATAATCAGAAAGGCGGTGCATAAGATGGCATTATACAACAATCCTTATCAATATAGTTTTGGTGTTCCTGGGCAGATGAACCAGTTTCAGCAACAGCCTGTCCAGATTCCAGCTCAACCAGTACAGCAACCGCAGCAGAATAATAGCGGTATCCTGTGGGTATCCGGCGAAGTCGGCGCAAAATCCTATCTGGTAGCACCCGGGACAAGCGTTTTACTGATGGATTCAGAGAGTGAAAAGTTCTACATAAAATCCACAGATGTATCCGGTATGCCACAGCCACTGCGGACATTTGAATACCACGAGGTAGGCACTCAGATGCCGCCTAAACAGCCTGTTCAGAACATGGACAAATATGTTACTCGACAGGAATACGATGATTTAAAAGCCAAATGCGACGCTATAGCAAGTCGATTAAATTCATTTTCTGAACCTGTTAGAACTAATACTGTACAAGAGTCAGCAATCAAGGGAGGAAATGCAGATGAGTAATCCATTATTTAACGCACTTGGTGGTGGGATGCCACAGGGAAACGGACCAATGCAAATGATACAGCAGTTTATGCAGTTTAAGCAGAATTTTAAGGGAGACCCGAAAGCAGAAGTTGAGAAGATGTTACAGTCTGGGAAGATTTCCCAACAGCAACTTAATCAGGTTCAGCAGATGGCAGGACAGTTCCAAAACCTGCTGAAAGGAATGAAATAGTACATTACAATCTGGCCAGATTGATGTAAATACACAAAAAGGAGATTATATTATGGATGGAAATTATAGCTTAGCAGATATTGCTGCTGCTACTGGAAATGGTAGAAATAATGACGGCATGTTTGGTGGAGATGGTAGCTGGTGGATTATTGTTTTATTCATTTTTGCTTTCTTCGGATGGGGAAACAACGGCTGGGGCAATAATGGAAACGGCGGCGGATATGTAGCCACAGCAGCTACTCAGGCAGATATTCAGAGAGGATTTGATAATTCCGCAGTAATCAGCAAACTTGACGGAATCAACAGTGGCCTCTGTGATGGCTTCTACGCCATGAACAATGGTATGCTTACCGGATTCAATGGAATCAATACAAACATCATGCAGACCGGCTTTGGCATCCAGCAGGCTATCAATGCCGATACTGTAGCTAATATGCAGAATACAAACGCGCTCCAGGCACAGCTTGCAAACTGCTGCTGTGAAACCAGAGAAGCGATCCAGGGCGTGAACTACAATATGGCACAGAATACCTGTGCATTGCAGAACACCATGAACAGTAACACAAGAGACATTATCGACAGCCAGAACGCCGGAACAAGGGCAATCCTTGATTACCTGTGCAACGAAAAGATATCTAACTTGCAGGCTGAAAACAATGACCTCAGACGCGCTGCTTCTCAGGATCGCCAGAGTGCATTGCTCACAACTGCAATGGCTTCACAGACACAGCAGCTTATTAATGCGATTAATCCGGCACCGATCCCGGCATATCAGGTTCCTAACCCGAACACATATTACGGATGCGGATGTAACACCGGATGCAATTGTTAATAACTTCATATCGAGAGTATCTTTCGACTGATTCGAATGTCGGCTTATGCCGTATTACACAGAGGGGCAGGCTGAGACCTGTCCTTTTGTGATATGAAAGGAGTATTTTTATGGCAGAATTTACAAATGTAGCTGCTCAGACCGTAGCAGCAAAAGGGAATGTAGTATTTTCAAACGTGGCAGTTAAAGGTTCTAACTGCATTCAGCACAGAGAGGGAAGTGGAATCATCACTCTGAGAGGGCTTACTAACCAGTGCAAGGCTAGATTTTTCGTGGACTTCTCTGGTAATATCGCGATTCCAACAGGCGGTACAGTTGAAGCTATCTCTTTGGCAATTGCAATCTCTGGAGAACCAGTATTATCTTCTCAGATGATTTCCACACCGGCAGCAGTAGATCAGTATAATAATGTGTCTTCCGGAATTTACGTGGATGTACCACGCGGATGTTGCGTTAATATCGCGATAGAGAATACCAGTGATCAGGCTATTTCTGTTGCGAACGCAAACATTGTTGTAACAAGAGAGGCGTAGGAGGTGCAGTTATGAGAGATATCAAGGATTTATGTGCAAGGATAGAAGACGAGCTTGCAAAAATCGCAGACAGTGGACTGACCACTGGAAATCTGGAAATGACATACAAGCTGATTGACATGTACAAAGATATAAAGAACACGCAGTACTGGGATAAGAAAGCGGAGTATTACAACGCTGTCCTTGATGAGATGCGTGGCGGATACAATGACGATTACAGTGAACGTGGAAGAAAGCGCGACAGCATGGGGAGATACAGCGCAAATGACGGCAGAATGATGCCGGATTATGACCGAGGCAGTTCTTATGCCAGACGTGGTGAGCATTATGTTAGAGGACATTACAGCCGCTCTGACGGACGAGATGCTTATGACGACTATATGACACAGAAACAGAGCTATCGTTCCGGCAAGTCTGAAGACTGCAAAAGAAAGATGCTCGCCGCATTGGAAGAACATCTGGACGAACTTACAACAGAAATGAGTGATATGTCCAAGGATGCAGAGTGCCGGGAAGAACGTGATCTTGTCAAGAGATACGTAGAAAAACTCCGTGATATGCTCTAAAAACACAAAAGTGGTAGAGAGGTAGTTAAAAGAAATCTGTTATAATGTAATTGTGCAGCAGGAAGCACAAGTAAAACGGTTGTTTTTGACATTTTCGTTTTAATCCTCCTTCCTTTAATTTAGTAGCTGGTACGCACGCTTTAACGGAAAGTTGAACAGGTTCGAATCCTGTCGTGCGTATTTGCCATCTGGCACGCAAGATGGCTCACCTCCTTGATTAAGGTTTTTGTTATTCATACTTTTCTTTTAAAAAAGAAATAAATATCCGAAACAACTCGTGGCAGGCATGACACGTTAAACACCTTGCTAACCCGGGAATCCGGGTTATGTGGAATGTACGCTAGTGGAAAACTGACAGAGTCGCACTCTGGTCTCCGGTTCGATTCCGGGCGCTCCGCTTTAATCCGCTTAGAGTTAAGCTGTTTGTATACAGGTGGTCTATGTCTCAGGTGGATTTACGCTATAGCGAAAGAAGTGAAATTCACCCCAGTTTCTTTTTAGAGGGTTGGCCGTTATAGGCGGCATGGAATGTAGCTCAGTGGTAGATCGCACTGTAAATGTGAGGTCGCAGGTTCGATTCCTGCCTTTCCGATTACCTTGCCAGTGGTCTAACTGGCTTAATCCATTTACCTGCGGCGGCAGGTCAATAAACACGACCAGGAGGATGTTATGCAGAAACTTATTGACACTTTAAAATCATTTGGAATTGAAATCCCGGAGGATAAACAGGCAGATGTAAAGAAAGCACTCTCTGAGAATTACAAGAATGCAAAGGAAGTTGCAAAAACTCTGTCAAAAGTCGAGGGAGAACGTGATGACTGGAAAGTACGTGCTGAGACAGCAGAAGAAACCTTAAAAAGTTTTGACGGTATCGACCCGGCAAATATTAAAAGCGAGTTAGAGACTTGGAAACAGAAAGCGGCAGATGCAGAGAAAGAATTCAATGCAAAAATCTACGACCGTGATTTCTCGGATGCTCTGAAAGTGGCACTCGATGACGTTAAGTTTTCCAGCGAAGCGGCAAAGAAATCAGTCATGGCAGACATCAAAGAAGCAGGATTAAAGCTGAAAGACGGCAAAATTCTCGGATTAAATGATCTGATTGAGCAGATGAAACAGTCTGATGCATCCGCTTTTGTGGACGAATCTCAGCAGCAGGCTCAGCAGAACCAGGCAAGATTTACCACTCACGTTGGACAGCAGCAGACACCGGGAAGTATGACCAAAAAAGATATCGAAGCGATCAAAGACCCGTCCGAGAGACAGGCTGCAATTGCTCAGAATATCCAGTTATTCCAGTGATTTTTACACCGACTATACACCAGAGTATAGCCGCTAACCCAATACCTTAACAATTATGGGTAGAAAGGATTTTTTATGCCAGCAAAAACAAATCTTATTATGACAAATGATATTCAGGTAAAAGCACGTGAGATTGATTTTGTTACCAGATTCGAAAGAAACTGGGAACACTTACGTGAAATACTTGGTATCATGCGTCCAATCAAAAAGACGCCCGGAGCGGTTCTTAAATCAAAATATGCAGAGGGTACATTACAGAACGGAAATGTTGGTGAAGGTGAGGAAATCCCTTACAGCAAATTCGTTGTAAAAGAAAAACCCTATGCGGAAATGACTATTGAAAAGTACGCAAAGGCTGTATCTATCGAAGCAATTAAGGATCACGGTTATGAGAACGCTGTTCAGATGACTGATGATGAATTCCTTTTCCAGCTTCAAACTGACGTTACCGGCAGATTCTATGATTATCTGAAAACCGGTACACTTACTTCCACAGAAACAACATTCCAGATGGCTCTGGCAATGGCTAAGGGTCGTGTAGAAAACAAATTCAAGCAGATGCACAGAAATGTGACTGGTGTTGTTGGGTTTGTAAACATTCTGGATGTGTACGAGTATATCGGAGCAGCTGAGATCACCATTCAGAATCAGTTTGGCTTCCAGTACATGAAGGATTTCATGGGATTCAATACTATCTTCCTGTTATCTGACAGTGAGATTCCAAGAGGACAGGTTATTGCAACACCTGTTGAGAACATTGTTCTGTATTATGTAGACCCGAACGAGTCTGACTTTGCGAGGGCAGGTCTGGTATATACCGTATCTGGCGAGACAAATCTGATTGGATTTCACACTCAGGGTAACTACCACACAGCAGTTTCCGAAGCGTTTGCGGTTATGGGACTTACTCTTTTTGCGGAGTACATTGACGCAATCGCAGTAATTACCATTGACGAAACACCAACGCTTGGTGCTCTGACAGTAAATTCTGTGGCTGGAACAGTAAGTGGCAACACAAAAATCACTGTAAATCCGGCTAAGGAAAATGCCAACAACGTATATAAATATAAAGTTGCGGCAGCGGCAGCAACTGTTGGATATGGACAGAACCTCAGAAACTGGACTACTTGGGACGGAAAATCTGATATTAAGGCGGCAACCGGACAGAAGATTACAGTGGTTGAGTGCGATGGAACATACAAAGCACTGAATGCCGGAAACACAAGCGTAACAGCGAAATCATAAATGTAGGAGGTAACTGGCATGGCTTACGCAGATTATGATTTTTATAAAACTTCATACTTCGGCTCTGTTGTGCCAGAAACCGATTTTCCACGACTGGCAGAAAGAGCCAGCGATTTTGTGGACACAATGACATTTGACAGGTTGGTGGACGGGCTGCCGGAAAACGAACGCTCACAGAAGCGTATCAAAAAGGCGGTCTGTTCATTAGCTGAATTAATGTATCAGATTGAGCTTGCTGAAAAGAATGCTGCCAGTGCCGCCGCTAGTGGAGTATCAACCACAATCGGGTCCAGTGGTAGCGCGACAGGCATTGTAACATCTGTATCCTCTGGCAGTGAATCCATTTCCTACGCCACGCCTCAGCAGATTGGAGCGAGTGCAAAGGAATGGAGTGCGGTGTATACCGCCGCTGGGGACGTACAGAAAACGAACGACTTACTTCTTAAGACGGCTTTACCGCTTCTGATGGGAGTGAGGACGGATGATGGGATACCAATATTGTATGCAGGAGTGTGATAGAAATGATGGAATTAAAACAGACCGTTGAAATGATGAATAGTGCAGATTACAAGGAACGCTTTAAGGCAGAGTATATGCAGGTGGTTATTCGATATAAGAAACTTGCGAATATGCTTGAAAAATGGGATAAAGGTGAACTCCCATTTACTCCTACTTGTCCGAGAAGCACTTATAATATGCAGGTAAGAGCAATGACTGATTATATTGCTGTTCTGGAAGCAAGGGCAGTTATGGAAAAAGTTGATTTGGAGGTATGATTATGGACATTTCAACACTTGGCTCATGCATCGCAATCGTTATGATTTGCTACATCGTAGGAATGGGCTGTAAAGCATCAAAAAGAATCTCTGATGAATGGATTCCAGTGATCATGGCGGTTATTGGTGGCATTCTCGGAGCTGTCGGGATGGGAGTTATCCCGGACTTCCCGGCAACGGATTATATCACAGCGGTTGCGGTCGGTATGTTTAACGGATTATCGGCTACTGGCGTGAATCAGATTATTAAGCAGACAACGCAGAAAGAATAATATTAAGGAGAGGGTATCATGTACGAAAAAACGGTGACGATTTTTGACTATTACGAATCAGCCACGACAGGAGATGCGTACTGGTATCCTCACGTGCTATCCGGCGTTGATCTCATTACGGACAAGGGAGCAATCCTTAAAAAGTACGGACCAGACGCAACTGACAACGCACAGTTGCACGTTCGTTATGCTGTTCAGAACGGTGATATAACCATTACCGATAAAGATGGCAAGATTCTCCCATGGGTGCCTTCGAAGGAGTGGAAAAGGCAGATTAACAATGCTCTGGAAGATACTATCACATTCTCGGACGAATCATTCTTTTGGGAGGGTGAATGGACTGGTGGAGCAGTAACTGATGGTGATTATCGAAACGGATTCTACCAGTACATGAACGAGAACAAGGATAACGTGTTTAAGGTTACCAGTGTAGGCGGTCCGTACACACTGATTCCACACTTTGAGATTTTGGGTAAGTGATATGAGTAAAATTCATCATTTCAAAGGATTCTCCATAGTCGATGGAGATATGAAAATCAAACTGAATATGGACAGGTTCTCAAGGCAGTATCAAGAAGCCCAGTATCTCCTTGATGGAATGGTTATGGACAGTATGGTGCCGTTTATGCCGATGATTACAGGGGACTTTATCAACCGAACAAGAGTTGAGAGTACATCCTTACAAGGAACTGGGAAAGTATGCGCGGCGGCGGCTCCTTATGGACGTTTTCTGTACGAGGGGAAAGGAATGGTTGATGAAGCAACTGGAAGTCCCTACGCAAGACGTGGAGCAAAGAAAGTTCTCGTTAGTCAGTTTTCTGGTCGGACAGCCGCAAAGGAAAATCTTGAATACACCAAACAGGCTCACCCACGGGCACAGGCAAAGTGGCTTGATGCCGCTAAACGGCAATATGGTGACACATGGGTTCGCAAAGTAAAAGCACAGGCAGGAGGTGGCAGGCATAGCAGATAAACCTATCGGAAAAGACGCAACCGGATACGAAATTCTGACAGATGCCATGAAAGCACTTCTGAACCAGTATCCGGGACTGTATAAAAATGAAACAATCAAGTTTGAAGAACTTGGCAAGGAATCAGGAATTGCGTTCTCGGCAGATAATGGAGCTTTGATTTATTCAGAAAAAGAAGATGTTTGTGGCGTAATGCACCAGGTATGCCAGTACCCATTTTACGTGGTATATCGCACAGCATCTGACAAAGAAAGGCAGAAACTATCTGTTCAGAAGTTCCTTGACAATCTCGGTAAATGGATATGCCGGGAACCAGTTATTATAAATGGCTCTGAGACGCGTTTAAATGTGTTTCCAGAGCTTTCGCAGGGGCGAGTGATAAAACGTATCACCCGTGACAACTCCTATGGTTTAGAACCGCAGGAGAGTGGCGTACAGGATTGGTTGTTACCATTGTCGGTGCGCTACGAAAATACTTACGAAGCAATATAACAAGTAACAACCGGCTATCAATTGGAGATAGTCGCTAACCTACACAGCCTTTTAAAGTTATAGGCAGAAAGGACATTTCTATGCCAGTTACAGGAAAAATTGACCGTAAATATATGGCTCATTATATCGACGCAGGCTCCCTCTGCGGAGGACTGACACCGAAGTATGAACGTCTTGGAAAAGATCTGGAAGAGTACAATGTTGAACTCAATCCAGACACCGAAACCTCTAAAAACATTCTTGGAGAATCCACATTCAAACATAACGGCTACGAAGTTTCTTCTGACGCTGATCCATTCTATGCAGACACTACTTCTGATCTGTTCACAGCATTGCAGAAGATCGTAGACAACAGATACAAAGACGATAATCTCAAAACAAAAGCAGTTGAGGTCCATCTCTGGACGGAAGCTACAGCAGGCAAGTATGAAGCATATCAGCAGGACTGCTACGTTGTGCCGACCTCCTACGGCGGTGATACATCTGGCTATCAGATTCCGTTTACCGTCAATTATACCGGCGAACGAGTAAAAGGAAAATTTGATATCAGTTCCGGCACATTTACAGCTGACAGCGAATAATTTTTTTTAGGAGGGCATAGAAAATGGCAAAAACAATTAATACAAACATTGATGATGGGTTTCTTCTTTTCACATTCACAAACAAACAGGGTGAAGTGTTCTCTTCATTTAAGCTGAACCCTACTGACATTAATGTTGCAGCAAGAGCGGAAGAATTGGAAACTTTCTTTGAGCAGGCTCAGGAATCTGTTAAAAATGTCTCTTCCAGCAAAGAGATGGCGGAGATTAATAAGCAGATTGAGGACAAAATCAATTATATGCTCGGATACGAAGCATCTAAGGATTTATTTAAAGAACCAATTACCGCAACAACTGTTTTTGGAAATGGTCAGGTGTTCGCCTATATCGTTCTTGATAAAATCAATGAAGCACTTACTCCAGAAATTGAAAAGAGAAAGAAAAAAATGCAGGAAGTGGTCAATAAGTACACGGAGAAGTATACAAAATGACCGCCTATGAGTTGCCCACCTCACTAAATATCAGTGGGGTGGATTTTTCTATCAGAACGGATTTTCGAGTAATTATTGATATTCTGGTTGCCATGAACGACCCAGAATTAGACGAACAAGCGAAGGCTATTGTTATGTTACAGATTCTATTTGAGGACTGGCAAAGTATACCCCCAGAACATCTTACAGAAGCTTGTCAGAAAGCCTGCGAGTTTATCGACTGCGGTCAAATTGATGATAGTCCGAATAAGCCAAAACCCCGCTTGATGGACTGGGAGCAGGACGGAGATATGATCGTTCCGGCGGTAAACAAGGTTGCCGGCAAAGAAATCAGAACAGTGCCTTATATGCACTGGTGGACGTTTTTCGGATACTTTATGGAATCCGGTGAATGCTTATTTAATACGGTCGTTGGAATCCGTTCAAAAAAAGCAAAGGGTGAAAAACTCGATAAATGGGAAAAGAAATTCTATCAGGAAAACAAAAATATTATTGACATAAAAACACGTCTCAGCGACGAGGAGCAAGCGTATAAAGATGCGCTGAATGAGATGTTGAACCTCAAATAGTTAGGAGGTGGACACATGGCTGCTGATGGCTCAGTCATTATTGATACCAGAATGGACACATCAGGCGTGCAAAACGGCGTATCAGCAATCAGACAGTCTTTTGGCGGACTTGGCAGCGTAGTAAAAAAAATAGGCATACTGATTGGCGGGGCATTTGCAATTGGGAAATTGACCCAGTTTGGGAAAGAGTGCGTAGAACTTGGTTCTAATCTGTCAGAAGTGCAGAACGTGGTCGATGTCACATTTACCACCATGTCGGATAAGGTTAATGAATTCGCAAAGAACGCTATGACCTCAGCCGGGCTGTCAGAGACGATGGCAAAACAGTATGTTGGTACGTTCGGAGCAATGTCTAAGTCGTTCGGATTCTCAGAAGCACAGGCTTACGATATGTCAACGGCTCTGACGCAGTTAACTGGTGATGTGGCATCATTCTACAACATTAGTCAGGACTTGGCTTATATCAAGCTAAAATCAGTGTTTACGGGCGAAACGGAGACGCTCAAGGACCTCGGCGTGGTAATGACCCAGTCGGCACTTGACCAGTATGCACTGGCTAATGGCTACGGCAAAACCACGTCTGAAATGACCGAGCAGGAGAAAGTAGCTCTCCGCTTAGCTTTTGTACAGAAACAGTTGTCGGCTGCATCTGGTGATTTCATCCGAACATCTGACTCATGGGCGAATCAAGTGCGAGTGATGCAGTTGCAGCTGCAATCTCTCAAGGCAACAGTCGGACAGGGATTGATTAATATTTTCACGCCTGTTCTGAAAGTTATTAATATCTTGCTCGGCAAGTTAGCAACTCTGGCAAATGCCTTCAAGTCATTTACGGAGTTAATCACTGGAAAGAAATCATCTGGCCAAACAGGCGCGAGTGGTGCAGGTCTTGCCGGGACAGATACAATAGCTGATACGGCAGATCAATATGGAAATGCAGCCGACAATGCCGAAAAGCTGGCGGATGCAACAAATGATACAGCGGACGCAACTAAGAAAGCTGCTAAGGCAGCAAAGGGGTATCTCAGCCCACTGGATGAAATAAATAATTACTCAACGGATAAAAGTACGGATTCATCGTCAAAAACGCCGAGTGCGACTGGTGGACTTGCAGATCAGATGAAAGATGCTGTACAAAATGTTGATTACGGAAAAATGGCAAAGGGTGAGACAGTTCTTGATAAGATGTTAAAGCCGTTAAATAAGATAATCAACAGATTTAAAGAATTAGCTAAATTGGTTGCAAAAGGATTCTGGGATGGATTAGGAGATTATGAGCCAATTTTTGACGGAATAAAGAAAGATCTCGATTCCATATGGAAATCTTTAAAGGATATCTTCACTGACCCAGAAGTTACCAAAGCAGCAAATAATTTCTTAGATTCATTTGCATATGCAATTGGACAAGTCGCTGGCTCATTTGCCAGAATCGGATTAACAATTGCGCAAAACATTATAGGCGGAATTGAAAAGTTTTTAAAGCAGAACACGCAAAGAATAAAGAACTATCTGATAGATATGTTCAACATCGGTGCCGAAATTTCACAAATCGCGGGAAATCTTGCAGTTGCTTTCGCTGATGTTTTCTCAGTTTTTGGTGGAGAAACCGCACAGCAGATTACAGCGGATTTAATCGGAATCTTTGCTGAAATCGGAATGGTTCTTACAGAAACGGCTGCAAAACTTGGCAGAGATATCCTGAACATGATTGCACAGCCTTTTATCGAGAACAAGGACATTTTGAAGTCAGCAATCGAGGGTAGTCTCGGAGTAATAGAAACTGTAACAAGTGGGGTCTTAACGGTTGTTCAAAACCTTAGTGACGCAATATCAAGGTTATACGATGAACACGTAAAGCCGTTCTTTGATTCTATAGCAGATGGACTATCAAGCATATTTGAAACTCTGATAACCGGATATAACACATACATTCTTCCGGTGCTACAAGGACTGGCGGAACAAATCAAAGGGCTGTTAGAGGGACCATTAGGGGACGCGATTTTAAAGATAGAAACATTCCTCGGAAAACTCATTGATTCTCTGAAGCTTCTGTGGGAGTCAGTGTTAGTGCCTTTAATTAACTGGATAATCGCGAATTTACTTCCAGTTGTGGCAGAAATAATTGACGTTGTAGGCACTGTGGCAATCAAAGTCATAAAATCATTAATTAAAATAATTGGTGATGTAGCAGATACACTGAGCGGAATCATTGATTTTCTTGTCGGCGTTTTCACAGGAGACTGGGAACTGGCTTGGCAGGGAATAAAAGAGATTGCGAATGGGGCATGGAGTCTTATCAAGGATATTATAACTGGTGCATGGGACGTAATTAAAACTGCAACAAAAGGTGCGTTAAGTATAATTAAGAGCATTATCAATGTTACTTGGAACGCGATTAAAGCAGTAACATCAACGGTTTGGAATGCGATTAAAAAGACTCTTTCTGGTTTATGGAGTGCTCTCAAAACCACAGCAAAGACAGTGTTTGACGCAATCAAAACTAAGGTTACGGGCGTATGGGACAAAATAAAAGACAAGACATCCCGAACATGGGAAAGCGTTACTACTTTTGTGTCTAACAAAGTTGAAGCAATAAAAACTGCTATTACTGATAAGTTTAATGCTGCCAGGGATGCGGTCAAATCAGCATTTGAAGGTATCGTGGACTTTATTAAAAGGCCGATTAATCAGGCAATCAGCATTGTTAATGATGCAATTGGGAAGATCAATAATGCAATTGGTGGAATTGAATCTGCATTTTCTTTCGGGCCTTGGACTATTCAGACGCCGTGGGGGTCAAAGACTATTGGATTTCGTGCAACATTTCCACGTGTCGAAACTCTCCCATATCTGGCCAGTGGTGCAGTTATTCCGCCACGAGGTGAATTCCTTGCGGTGCTTGGTGACCAGAAAAAAGGCAATAACTTGGAAGCACCGGAAAGCTTGTTGCGTCAGATCGTCCGGGAAGAATCAGGGAAAGGACAGGGAAATGGAAACACTTACAATGTTACAGTCAATGCATCTGGCAGAAAATTGTTAGATATTATTATCAGTGAAGCTGAAATGAGAAGAAATCGAAACGGGAAGAACCCATTTGAATTAGTATAAGGAGAAGAATATGGCACAGGAACAGTTTAGAATAGACAACGTTGTTATAAGAGCACCGGACAGTTATAAGCCGGTGTTCGCAACCACTTCTACGGAAGACTCTAAAAGAAGTCAGGATTTGATTATGCACAATACACCAATGGGAACAATTGGCGGATACGATATGCAATGGGGCGAACTTACGTGGACTGAAATAGCAACCATACTAAATACTGTGCTTAACAAAAGCCAATTTACATTCCACCACAAAGACCCGACTGTTCCGGGAGGATGGGTAGACAGAACATTCTACGCATCAAATTTTAATATGGCTGCGCAAACTCTAAAAGACGGGGAAGAAAAGTGGACGGATTTGTCTATCAATGTAAGGAGGATTGAGCCGATTTGATAAATGTATCTACTCAGTTAAAAAAAGAATCTCTTACAAACAGAAATTATTACGTGACAGCAAATGTTACATTGTCAAATGGCGCAACTCTTAAGCTAGGCAAAAAAGACTTTTATTTGTCCGGAAACAGTCTTGTAGATTCAGCGGACTCTGGAGACTTCCCAGTGGGCGTGGCAATCGAAAAGACAGCAAGTTTATCGTTAGTAAATGATGATGGACGTTTTGACGGATATAATTTTAATGCCGCAAGGTTTGTTATCTTTCTCAATGCGCAGCTATCCGACAGGATAGAAACTATAAAAAGAGGTACTTATATTGTATCGAAAAAACCTGCAAAAGCGAGTGAAATAAGTCTTTCTCTCTTAGATAAAATGCACAACGCTGATAAGACATATGATTCTAACCTGTCTTTTCCCTGTACAGCCAAGGAACTGCTCTCAGAATGCTGTCAGCAATGTGGAATCACTCTTGGAGATGCAATGTTCCCAAATGCGGACTTCCAGATTCAGAAAGTGCCATCTAATGCAACATACCGTACAGTAATCGGAATGTGTGCTGGGATAGCCGGTGGAAATGCAAGAATCGACGAAAATGACTTACTCAGGATTATTACGTTTGATAAGACATTTACCAATACGACTATTTACGATGGTGGAGCAATAAAGAACTGGACAAATGGTGATGATCTGGATGGTGGCACACTTAATCCATGGACAACAGGGACTGTGGTTGATGGTGGTACGTTAAGCAATAACGACTATCACGCGTTATTTTCAATTCAGAATCTACAATATGACGTAGACGATGTTATTGTAACAGGCGTCAAATACGTAGAAGATGAGACCGAATATATGTCGGGTCAGGACGGCTATGTAATTACTATTGATAATCAGCTATTGTCAGGAAATGCACAGGCAGGAGTCGAAGCTATTGGAAATCAATTAATCGGTTTGCGAATGCGTCCTTTTTCATGTGACGGAATCGCCAACGGATACGCCACTTTCGGCGATCCAGTCGAATTTATCGACACTAAAAATCGTGTTTTTAGATCATTCGCAACTAATGTAGAATTTGTGTTTGGTGGTTCAACATCATGGAGCTGTCGTGCAAAGAGTGCTGAAGAAGATGCAAGTGAGTTTATTGGTGAACAGCAGGCAGTGGTAGAACAAGCAAAAAAAGACACAGAGAAAAAGCTATCTGCATATGACGTAAAGCTCAAGCAAATGAATGAGCTTGCAGCGAACACCCTTGGATTCTACTATACAGAAGAAGTTCAGGCAGACGGCTCGACGGTATCATATCGTCACGACAAGCCTACACTTGCTGATTCTAAAGTAATTTATAAGACAGGTGTCGATGGATTCTTTTTGTCAGTAGATGGAGGCCAGACTTGGAAAGCAGGCTTTGACAGTAATGGGGATGCTGTTCTGAACATCCTGTATGCTATTGGAATCCAATCAGAATGGATTAACACAAGAGGTTTCACAGCGAAAGATAATAACGGGAATGTTACATTAAGAATAGACGCTGATACAGGCGCTGTCACATTAGAGGTTGAAAACTTTACGCTAAAAAGCAGAACTATTGAACAGATCGCCAAGGACGTTGTGGATGGGGCAGTTCGTAATGTGACTATCCCAAACTATTATGGCACGTATACACCAACATTGCAGAACTATCCGGCATCTGAGTGGAAAAGTGAAGAATATAAAAAGCATGACGGCTCGATTTTCATGAACTTTTCTACAAGTCAGGTATATATGTTTTCTGGGACTGATGGCGCTTGGCAGGAACTGGATGCTAAAAAAATTGTCAATTTTGAAAGAGTTTTTAACGCTTTAACGGATAACGGTAAGCAAGAGGGAATTTATATGCAGAACGGGCATCTGTACATAAATGCTTCCTATATTAAGTCTGGCCAGATTTCAGCTGATTTGATTAATCTGAAGAACATCAATGTTACAAACAGTTCTGGAACATCAACATTTGCGATTGATAACTACGGAAATGTTACGCTCAGGCCTAATACATTTGTGTTAACAAACGGTGATACAATATATAGTGTTGCGGAAGATAAAGCTTCGGCAGCGTTATCGAATGCGAATCGCTATACAGACAATGCACTTAGTGATCTCGACATAGGGAAAATGTCTAAACAAGAGATTATTGATGTGTTAAGCGATAACAGCAATAATAAAGGTCTGTATTTATCAAATGGTAATGTGTATATGAATGCCGATTATATTAACACGGGTGAATTAGCAGGATGGAAAGTTGGACTTAAAAAGCTTTCAGCAAGTGGCACGTATGGAGAAGTAACGCTAGATGCTTCAACTGGAGAGATCTATTCAGAGACGAATACAGGAGTATATGTACCGGGGTACGGCACGTTGTATGGAACACGAATTAGAGGAATCAATCTTTATACAGGAACCGTACACGCAAGCTCAGCCTCGATTGATACTAGTGTTTCGGTGGGCAGCGTTTCGACATCAAAAAAAGTTGAAGCAGGTACACATATAGAAGCTAGAGGGCATTTCTACAGCGCAGGTACGGGGACAGACCTTGCAGATGCTTCTATCAGAGGAAAATTGAAAGTAAGCGGGACAAAATCAAGATCGGTTTCGACGGTAGACTATGATGAACAGCTCTTTTACTGCTATGAAATGCCAACCCCATTCTTTGGAGATATCGGTGAATCTGTAATATCGGATGACGGGACTTGTATGATTGACATAGATGATATCTTTCAGGAATCTGCAAATGTCGGCATTAAATATTATGTGTTCTTGCAAAGAGAAGGAGAGGGTGACTGCTGGGTGGCTGAGAAAGAGCAAAATTATTTTATTGTAAAAGGAACTCCGGGAATTAAATTTTCGTTCGAAATCAAAGCAAGGCAAGCTGAATATGAGCATATGCGATTTACTGACCCGGGAGATACGGCTTATACAGACGCAAAAGATATAGTAATTCCGGAACCAAATTATGAGTCAGAAGAAACAGAGGTCTCGGAACCAGATTATGAGTCAGAGCTTATTAATGATAGAACAAATATTATTAGCCAGATGGAGGTAGCATCATGAAAAAGATTTTAACAAGTTTCATAAATCTTAGCACTGGAGAGGGAAGCCGCATCGCTTACACCTATTCAGAAGTAGACGAAAACACGGGAAGTATTATCAGCCAGAACAATAAAGGTAATTTCCTTGTGATGAATGACGATGTGCAGAAAAATCTTGATTCCGTAAAGGATTACATAAAAAATAATTTCCTTTCATAAGGAGGTAAGTCTAATATGGCCAATACATACACAATACAATTCCGGCGCGGTATGTACGCCGATTTTGATACGTCGAAAATTCGTCCCGGGGAGCCTGTTGCGATTCTCGGCAATGACCCGTCCGTTCCATCTGGCAAAGCCTTATACATTGCATTTGCGGCTAATGATGTAAGGCGGTTGTGTTCCATTGAGGACATTTCAGAGATGGTTAATACCGGAGAATTTGTTGGTCCACAGGGTCCCAAAGGCGAAAAAGGAGATAAAGGCGATCCGGGAGAAAAGGGTGTGGATGGCACCGTGACATTTGAATCACTGACACCTGAGCAGAAAGAATCACTGAGGGGTGTCTCTATCACAGCGGTCAGTATCGACGTAAATGGAAATTTGACAATAACATTTTCAGATGGTGATAGTGAAAATGTTGGGAATATTATGGGGCCTCAAGGAGTGCAAGGCCCAAAAGGTGAAAAAGGAGACGTTGGTCCGCAGGGACCAGTTGGTCCGCAAGGCCCGCGAGGAGAAAAGGGCGAACAAGGAAACGACGGAACGTCTCTTAATGTCCTTGGCACAAAAGAATCTGAGGCAGACCTCCCCCTGAGTGCAGAGAAGAACGATGCATATTTAATAGACGGAGAAATGTGGGTTTTCGACGGCGCAAATTGGAACAATGCTGGCAAGATTCAGGGGCCGCAGGGGCCAGTTGGTCCGCAAGGTCCAAAGGGTGACCCAGGGCCACAGGGTGTAAAAGGAGACCCCGGAGAAAAAGGAGAGCAGGGAGTACAGGGCCTAAAAGGCGATACTGGGCCGCAAGGTGAACAAGGTCCAGTTGGTCCAAAAGGTGAGCAAGGAGATACTGGTGCGCGAGGAATCACATTCACTCCTGTTGTAGACAGCGAAGGAAACATAAGCTGGAGTAATGACGGAGGACTTGAAAACCCCCAGACAGTAAATATTACCGGGCCGCAAGGCGATACGGGTGCAAAAGGAGATACTGGACCGCAAGGAGAAAAGGGCACTACATTCATTCCAAGTGTAGACACTGATGGAAACATAAGCTGGAGCAACACAGATGGAATCGCCAATCCCGAAACAGTAAACATCAAAGGGCCAAAAGGGGACAAGGGGAGTGATGCGACTGTCCCAATTGCTACAATTGAAATTCTTGGTAAGGTTAAGCCTGACGGCAAGACAACATTCATAGATGAAGACGGAACGCTCCACGCAAAAGGCGGTGGCACAACCGTTACTCCCAAGCCCGTAAACAACCCAACGATTGAGAACTTAAATGCATCTGTCACAATTAAATGGCAAGACCCTGAAAACACGGTAATTAGTGGTTCAACATTCTCTACATGGGCTGGCACAAAACTTGTAATGAAAGAAACGGGCTATCCTGCAAATCCAGATGACGGAACGCTTGTGGTTGATAATGCAATTCGAGATAAATACAAAACCACAGGCTATACAGTCACAGGGCTGACAAACGGCAAACAATATTACTTTACACTGTTTCCATATTCTACAGATGGTGTATACAACTACGATGCAGGAAACAGACTTCTCGGCGAACCAAAAGAGGATTTGAAGATTGTCGCATTTGCCGACGGAACAGACGCAGAGATTGAAAAGATGATTGAAGCGCACTACGCAGGCAAAATCAACATTAGCGACTATTGGGCGGTCGGCGACAAGAGAACCATCCATCACAATGCCATGGATGCAACTGGCGTAAGTGAGTCACACAGAGCGAATGATTATGCCTATGTAATTATCGGAATCGAACATGATGACTTAGTGACTGCTATCAATGGCAAGACTAAAGCCGCTATTACAATTCAGACAGAACGTATGTTGTATTTAGACACTACGACAGAATATAACACCTCCTATAATGTATCACATGAATGTGGTTATATAAACGGTTCAAGTACAAATAGTGGTGGTTGGGAAGGCTGTGCAAGACGTACGTGGTGCAATAATGTGTACAAGAAATGTTTGCCTACTTATATTCAGAATATGATGAAGCAGGTCAAGAAGTTGGCATCTGTAGGAAGCCGTAGCAGTACGATTAAAGTCTCAAATGACTATGCATTTTTACCTTCTGAAATTGAGGTTTTTGGCAGTATAAAGTATTCTTTCGCAGGCGAGGGAGAACAGTATCAGTACTTTAAGAACGCAACTGCTAATAGATATAAGAAACCGTACTTTAGCAGTAATTTCGTGTCTGGCCGCTATTGGGAACGTTCGCCTTACTCCAGCAGCGGAAACAAATTCTGTCATGTGGACATGGACGGGGAATCGTACTACAGCGACGTCAGCTACGCTCTTGGTGTTGCCCCCTGCTTATGTATCTAAAATCCTAGCAAAACCCATCTACCGCCGTAAGGCGGTTAAAAGGATTTGCGGTACTATTTTTAATCAAAGGAGATGATAATTGTGGATAAAAAAGAAATTGCAAATATCTACAAAGCCATCAATCGAGTTTCAAACAGGCTGAATGAGATGTCTGAAAAGCTTGACTCGGTGATGCAGATGCTTAATGCGGAATCTAATCGTAAAATTCTAATTAATGGTGATGGCATTGACGGTCTGGCTGAACTTGTATCAACGCATGATTCAGCACTTGATGAACTGGCTACATTAGTTGCAACAATCGGAGGTAAGAATAATGGTTAAATTTTTCGAAGAGCGAGTAATCAATGGGCTAAAAAAATGGACAGATGTTCCTGAGTTGTGGAATAAGAAGGTAATTGAAAGACTTCAAAAGGATGGCTACGTACTGAATGAAGATGGGACAGTGGAAAGAGCAAGTTTACCACAGTAAACGCAATATGTGCAGGCAAAATTTAGGAGGGTTTTCGTATGACAAATAATCAAAAAGTAGTTCTTAGGAAGATTATTTACGCAGTTGAAACCGGTGGACAGGTTTATGGACAGCAGGATTATTCGGACTTTACGGAAGCCTACACCAATTCTTCTGAAGAACACGCAATTACAATCGGGGCAGGTCAGTGGTACGGAATCGAAGCAAAAACACTTCTGGAACGAATTTACGATGCTGACCCGGAACAGTGGGAGAAGATAGACAAGGTCAGACTTTTGGAGCAGGTCCAGACCGCAAACTGGGAATGTTTTAATATTTCCAGGGTATCACAGCTCGCAGATGTTATAGTTGCTCTTATTTCGTCCGATTTAGGCGTTAAATGCCAAGATAGCCTTATGGATGAACAATTAGCCACCTATGCAGAAGAAGCCTTTAAACAGGGCGTTACTGACGCCAGAGCACAAGCTATGTGCGTGAACTTTAGGCACCAAGGTGGACAAAGGGCAGTAACGAGGATTCTGGCAAAGGCCCAGAAATCATATACATTGGACAGTCTCTATGCAGCCTGCCAGACGGACACAGGAAATCAAGTCGGGGCATATAAGAGCAGACAGAGATTTGTTTATAATGCGCTGAAAACATATTTTCCAGAAAGTGAGGAGACAGGCATGAACGCAATTGATAAATTAATCCAAATCGCAAAGAATGAAATCGGATATCTTGAAAAGGCAAGTAATAGTCAGCTTGATAGTAAGACAGCAAATGCCGGAGAAAATAATTACACAAAATACTGGCGAGATATTAAGCCGGATTATCAAGGACAACCATGGTGTGCTGCATTCGTTTCGTGGTGTATGATGAAAGCATTCGGATTAGACACAGCAAAGAAACTTTTGAAGCACTGGCCATACGTTTACTGCCCGACAATGGCGGATTTGTTTACTTTGAACAGTAATCCAAAAGTCGGAGACATTGTTATTTTCTACAGAAACGGTACATTTACACACACCGGAATCGTAATAAAGGTATCAGGAGATCGGTTCTGGACAGTCGAAGGAAACACTTCTGGTGGCTCTACAATTATCGCAAATGGTGGTGGTGTATGTCAGAAAAGTTACTACAACAGCAACCTTCCCGGAACAAAATTCTGTACTCCAAATTACAGTTTAGTTAAAAATACAACGTCAGTTTCAGACTCAGATACAACCAAAAAGCAGAACACCAGAGCCTATATTGCACAGATCAAAAAGGACACAAAATGCTATACAAAATCAAACAAAAACAGCCCGTCAAAGCTGTTTCCAAAACTGAAAAAAGGTGCAGTTGTAGAGGTGATGAAGTACACAGAAACTGACAGTTCAGGGCTGAAATGGTATTTTATCCGCATCCCGCATCCGGCAGAAGGGTTTGTTTTTGAATTTGTTCCAAAAGGAGCATTCACCAGAATCACAGAAATTTCTAAATGATTTTCCCGGGGAATTACCCCGGGAGTTTTATCTTTAAACATATTTTGTATCATTTCGGAAGTTTTAGACTGTTATCGTTAGTCACACGTTAGTCACAAATAAAAATATTGTTTCCTAATATAATAGTGCCAAAAACACTGTATTTATGGGCATTTGCGCAATTTTCTAAATTCTATTTGTTGGTCACAATTAATAAAATTAGAATAATGAAAATGAAATGAAGGAAATCCTTGCAAAATCGCTGAAAACGTTGATTTTAATAGGGTTTCCGGCATTTCGATAATGATATTTCGGTTGTTTTAGAAAGATTAAAATGGGTTCCGTTAGTCACAGTTAGTCACAAATGGAACTTTTATCTTTTCTATTTCTGTCCGGAGTTCTTCCAGTGTTCTGTGGCCGTACACAGCGTTTGTAACATCTCCACCAAAAGAGTGGCCGAGCATTCGCTTTCGGTCATTCTCCCGGACACCGTATTTTTCACACAGCGCAGAAAAGGTATGTCGACAATCGTGCGGCGTGTGTTTCGGATTTCCGACTATTCCCAAACGTTCCAGTGTAGGATAGAACAACGCTTTTCTATGGTGTTGCTGAGTATATACACATAGTTTTCCATCTTGTGCCAGCACTTTCTGTTCAGCAAAATGGTATATGGCAGGATGTATCGGAACAATTCTGTTTTTACCGGCTTTTGTTTTGATTCCACCTTGGAAGTATTTCTCTTCCAGGTTGGTTGTGAGTTTTAACACTTCCCCGATTCTCCAACCAGAGTAACACATGATAAGAATGAGCTGTACTTCTGGATCGTCGGTATTATTCCACAGTACCTGCATCTCCTGATCAGAAAATGGTGTTCCATGTTCGGTGTCATTATCAGCATTGACATGGACATATAACGCCTTATTTTCCGTTACAATTTCTGAGTAGACTGCATATTTGTACATCTGCTTAAACAGAGTCAGGATAGCCATCTGGCTTTGCTTTTTCAGCGTGCAATCATCAATAACTTTTTGCATATCAGGAGCCTTTAAATCTTCGAATATGCGATTGTGCAGAACGGTACAGTTTGTATAAGCTGTCCGATATGCTTCCTTTGAACTGTATGACAGTTTTGTCCCCTCTGGGAACTTCCACGCATAAAACTGTTTATATACATCTGAGAACGTCAATTTCTTGATTTCCGGGTGTTTATCCTCTACGCCCTTGATTGTATTGTAGTCGGCAATCAAGCGGCTTATAAGAGTATCTATGTCAGTTGTAGGGGACACCTCAAGAGTCCGTTCCATGCCGGGTTGATATGTTCCGGCTTTGTAAGCTGTCAGGACAGTGAAGCCTTTTATCCAGTCATCTACGTAGCAGATTGCCGGCGGACGTTTTAGTTTGCCATTATCGCCCAGTGTAGCTGGCGGATGCACTGCGAAGCAGTTTCTCCGGTTCTTGCCAAGGTACCGAATAGAGCCGAAGTTATTCGGCAGTTTTGGATATTTCTTTCTTTTCTTCGCCATTTTTATTCCTCTTTTCTTTATGTAGCTGTTTTTAGGTATAAAAATAACAGTCGAACAAATTTTCTGTCTTGTTCGACTGCTCCGAAGATGATACAATATGTTTGCCAGAATATTACATTTCTTCGGAGATGTATAAATGCCGTCCCGGTACGCCAATGCCAGGGCGGTTTTTTATTTAATTATGTGATTTCCAATTTACTCTCATTACAATTCCTACAATCCAATAAATTCCACCAGAACAAGCACCCAATATTAAAATCCAAAACCAACTTAAATACCATGGCATTTTCCGTTTTATATACGGTGTACCTGAACTCGCCGCTGAGGATGCAGAGGAAGATGCAGAATTATTAATGATGATGTCTCTGTTGTTAGAAGCCAACTGCTCTACTTGTTTTCCGCACTTTGGACACACTACACAGTCGTCGTCAATAAGTTCTCCGCAGTGCTTACAATATTTTTTCTTTTCATTCATGATAAACACCCTCCTGATATGTTTTCGCCACACTTCGCACTTTTTATGCGGATTATGTGTTTTGTACCGCTGATTTTGCAATATTATGTAAAGTACGGTTATTCGTGGTATTTTTATTTTATCATTTTAAGAGCATATTGTAAAGATTTAAGACGAAATAGAGTGATTTAGATGAAAAAGAAATGTTTTTTTCTATAAAATAGTGAGAGTTCATGTATATCATTGGCAGTTGCCAAGAGTCGGAATAGGTGGTATAATAGCAAGAGTGAACTAATGTTCGGTTCTATTTCCCGCAAGCCGAACATATACTGTAGTGTAGGCGGTAGTTGTACAGGGAGGGTTATTTATGGATTATAAGAAAGAGATTATTGAGATGATAGAGAATACTGAAAATGAGGGCAAGTTAAAATTTGTCTATACAATTCTTATCAAATATCTAAAATCAAAGAAGCAAGGGGATTAACCCTTGCTCTTTTTGTTTAGCGATGAAACTATTTGTTTTATTGCTTTCTTATCTTCTTTATCGAGTGCTTTGTATTCCTCGATAAAGTCTAAGATGTCAGGTTCTGACATAAGATTTCCAATTATGATTGCATAATCGTCATCGCTTTTAGAACCCATGAGGTATGTCGGTGTTACTTCCAGAACGCCACATAGAAGTTCAATAGTGTCCATGTCTGGCTTGCATTTATCTTTTTCCCAGTCACTAATTGAATTATGCTTTGCATTGATTTTTTCTGCAAGTTGCTTCTGAGTCAGCTTCTTTGCCGTTCTGGCTTGCTTGATTTTCTCGCCAAATGTCATTATCGGTTCCTCCTTTCATGATTAATAATAATATATAAATTTCGAACTGTCAATAAAATAATTTCGATTTTCTCGAAATTTCTTCTTGACATTCGGATATTTCGAAGTTATACTGTAATTGTTCGATGAGAACGAAATTCAAACAGAAAGGAGAAATGAAAATGTGCGTTGGTAAAAAAATTAAATCATACCTTGAGAACAACGGCATAACACAGACATTTGTCGCCAATAAAACTGGCATTCCTGTTCAGAAACTCAATCTTTCTCTCAATGGAAATCGCAGATTAGATTTCGATGAATACGAATTAATTTGCGGGGCGTTATCTGTTGGGACTGACAAGTTTCTTGAACCGAAAATTCCAGAGCAGAAAGGAGTATAAATGAACGAATTACAGATTTTTAATTCAGAAGAATTCGGAGATATCCGAACAATAACTATTGATAATGAACCTTGGTTTGTCGGAATTGATGTAGCGAAATCATTAGGATACGCAAATCCTAAGAATGCAGTTCCTAAACATGTCAGTGAAGAAGATAAGCTGAATACCCAAATTGAGTACGCAGGTCAGAGACGCGAAGTAACGATTATCAACGAATCCGGCCTCTACTCTCTCATCTTCGGGAGCAAACTTGAATCAGCTAAGAGATTCAAACGCTGGGTAACAAGCGAGGTTCTTCCAACAATTCGAAAGACAGGTTCATACCGGAAACCACTGACGACAGTTGAGCAGATACAGGTTATTGCGACAGGATTCTTAGATCACGAAGAACGGCTTAACAGACTTGAAAACACCATGACTATTGACTATGCACAGCAGGAAGCTATTAGGGACTTAGTGTCAAGTGTCGTAATTGCTCACCTTGGTGGGAAAGAATCAAATGCTTACAAGGAAATTGGCAAGAAAGTATTTGCTGAATGCAACAGGGATATAAAGACTTACTTCACAGTAAATGCCCGCAATAACATTCCTAAGCTGAGATTTGAAGAATCTATGGAATATGTCAGAAATTGGCATCCATGCACCAATACAGTAATGATGATACGTGACTGTAACGCTCAAATGAGTATCAGTTAGAAAAGAGGTTTATATGAGTGCAGTTGATAATTACGTAGAGCAGAATGCACAGATTCATCAGTTCGCCGCAGAGGTTGCGAGAATCATATCAGGCATTCCACAGATGCCAGAATTCTCATCAGAAATCCTGACCGTAGCCGACGCGAGTCAACTGATCGGACTTCCTATTACAGCAATCCGGGCAGGGATTGTGTATGGATGGTTGCCGATTGGCGTGGCTGTGCAGAATAACAAGCCAGCAAAAAGCCTTTCCGGTGGACGAATCACATACATCATAAGCCCTAGGAAAGTCTATGAAGTAACTGGTCATGTCTGGAAAGGCAAAGAGGCTCTCAATAAGTGAGTGCCCCGGAGGGAGCCGAAACCTCCACCCCGGAGCTTTGCACCACTAAAACACCTTAGTGGATAGATACATTATAGTTCTCTATCTGCTAATTGTAAAGACAAATAAGAAAAAATAAGGAGAAATTAGCACGATATGAGTGAAATTAAAAACGAAAGCCAGCCAACATGGGCTGACATCGAAGTAGCACTTGCGACTGAAATTGTCGAAGAAAGTAAGAAAAAGTCAAAAAGATGGTTCACTGCATGGATTGTGACAGTCGCCGCACTGGTGGCAAGCAACCTTGCGTGGATTGCAGGAGAAATAAAATGAAAGAGTATATGCTAATTGCTGTTTGTATGCTTGCCGGGAAATATGTGGATATACCTATCTGGTTAAACATCTTCTTTGGCATCTCGGCAGCATGGGCAGTACGCCAAATGAAAGCAGACTGGCAGTAGGAAATAAGGAGGATAAGAAGATGTTTGAGAAAGAGATTGATGAAATTTACGAACTCTGTAAAAGAGTTGTGAACGAAGTTCCGGCAGCAAATGTCGAATTCAGTTATTCGATTTATGGCATGAGAGTATGTGGGCTTAAAAGAAAAGAAGATGTTTGCCTTCCAAAAGACGTGTTTAAGTGGGATTTGTACCAAAACGTATCTTTTAACCCATTTTATGAGAAAGAAAGTCGCGAAAGCCTCAAAGTAATCAAAGCATTCTTACTGGAACTTCTGATAGATGGGAAGTGTCCAAATGAGTAAACAGATAGCAATTATGAAACTTCTTCCCAGTCTGGAGATAGCAGGATGTATTAACGAATTGCTCAGAGAGCTTCAGTCCAGAGGGGATCACATATTGGATTATGAAAACTGCGATATGTCACTGGACCATATCGAATACCACAAAGCCGAAGATATCGACGGAGAGAAGTTCGGAGATGCATCAGATAACCTGTATTGCTTCTTTAAGGCGGTGTAAGTATGGATGAACGCATTCAGGAAGTGTTGAGATTGATCGATATACAGCTTGCCACAGTCCCGGATAACCCCATCGAAGAATCATATAAGGCAAGAACATTGGCAAGCTACGTACAGACTCTAAATGGGCTTTTGACGGCTCAAAAATCATGTAAGGAGGAAAGTAATGAGTAATTTTGAAATCCGTATTCCGGCGAGAAAGAAACAGCCTGCAACTGATAAGGATAATCCGGTCGTGAAAGTATCAACAGACGCTTACAATGCACTGGTTGAAATCTATAACGAATCGACCTTATCAATGAAAGATATCGCAAGTTTGCTGATTATTGAAAGCAGTAAACACGTGGTTTATGACAAGGAGGAATAGAAGTGAATATATATGAGAAGTTAGGCATTATTCAGTCAAAGCTGAAAGCCCCTAAAGGACAGTACAATTCCTTCGGGAAATACAAATACAGGAGCTGTGAGGATATTCTGGAAGCTGTAAAGCCACTTCTGGCAGAAACAAAGACAGTATTATGTATCACTGATCAAATGGAAGTGGTCGGAGACAGAGTCTATGTAAGAGCAGAAACACATTTAAAAGATGCAGAGGATTCTTCTTCTGAAATCGTAACAGTTGCTTATGCAAGGGAAGAAGAGTCTAAGAAAGGTATGGATTCTTCACAGGTGACAGGCGCAGCTTCATCTTATGCCAGAAAATACGCTTTAAATGGGCTGTTTTGTATTGATGATAATAAAGACAGTGATTCTACTAATACAGGAGAGAAAGAAAAAACGTCCGGCAGGAAAGCAGAGCCGGCAAAAGAAACCGAAATGATTAGTTCCGAGACTACTATGTCAATTAAAAACATTATTGATAAGTACCCGGAGGCTAAGCTTTTGGAACAGATTAAAACTCGTTTTAAGGTAAACGATATTAAGTCTCTTACCAAGGAAAAAGGTCAGAAATGCCTGAAGATGTTAATTGACTATGACAAACAGCATACAGGAAAGGAACAACAGTATGAATAAAGTAATTCTTACAGGAAGATTTACACGTGATCCAGAAATCAAGTACACCAACGATGGAGTATCTATTGCAAGGTTTTCTATTGCGGTAAACAGAAGATTCGTGAAAGAGGGTTCTGATCAGAAAGCGGACTTCCTTAATTGTGTTGCATTTGGAAGATCTGCGGAATTTATCGAAAAATATTTCACAAAAGGAATGAAAGCAGATTTATCTGGAAGAATCCAGACAGGATCCTATACGAATAAAGACGGCGTGAAGGTATATACAACAGATATCGTTGTCGAGGAAATCGAATTCGGCGAAAGTAAAGGTTCTTCACAGGCACAGACAGCCTCACCTACGCCGAATCCAGAAGCCGACCCGGACGGATTTATGAGTATTCCAGATGGAATTGATGAGGAGATGCCGTTTGCATGATACAAATTGACAGTAGAGAACATCAGAAAGTTATTGATGGCATTAAAAAGGCATTTGACGAGGCAGGGGAAAAATGGTTCGTGTCAAAGCTGTATGTAGGTGATTACATGAATTATGATAACCCACGTTTAGTAGTTGATAGAAAACAGAACCTTGCAGAGTTATGCGGAAATGTATGTCAGCAGCATGAAAGATTCCGATCTGAAATTATCCGGGCAAATGAAGCAGGAATAAAACTTGTCTTCTTATGCGAACACGGGAAAGGAATCGAAAAGCTGGACGATGTTCTCTGGTGGGAGAATCCCAGGGCGAAGAAGCGGGTTAAGAAAAATGGTATCTGGATTGAGCAAGAACAGAAAGTTATGCACGGCGATACGCTGTACAAAATTCTATGCACAATGCAGAGAAAATATGGCGTTGAATTCCTATTTTGTGACAAGAAAAATACTGGAAAACGAATAATGGAGATTCTGTCGGATGGACAAAGAAACAATTAAACAGCAGAACAGTATGAGAGATGTTCTTTCCAGATACGGAATGATTCCGAACAGAGCAGGTTTCATATGCTGCCCCTTTCACAATGAAAAGTCAGCGTCCTGCAAAATCTACGATGATTCCTTTTATTGTTTCGGCTGTGGTATGACTGGCGACATATTTACATTCGTCCAGAACATGGATAATTGCGATTTTAAGACAGCTTTTCAGATTCTTGGCGGAACATACCATAAACCTGATTTTTCGTCCAGAATGGCAATATATCACGCTCAGAAGCAAAAAGAAATGAGAGAGAAAGCAGAACGGAAGAAGAATGAAGAATTGCAGGAATGTTTGTCCGATATTGATTTTTACAGGTCTATTCTTGGCAGAGCAAGGCCATTATCAGATGGCTGGTGTGAAGCATGGAACAAATTACAGCTTGCATTATATAAGCATGGATTTCTAACAGGATCGGAAGAAGGTGATTAAAGAAAATGGAACAGATTAACAAGCTCACATCAGAATCAATTCTGGAAGAAGAAGTGTTTAATGAGATATTCAAGCAAGAAGATGAGATTTACAAGGCACGTTTGACATTGACTCTTCTGGACAGAGCGAAAGAGCTTGGAGTAAAGAAGAAATTTGAAGATTTACTAAAAGCTTACACCAAGGTTCAGAAACAGATAATCGAGCAAGAGAAAAGCAATAGGACGTTATCTATGCTGGATCAGTGGACGAACTTCTCCGATTGCGAATACGACAGAATGAAGTGCCTTAACTGGGTAGCGGATGATGATGGAATCAGAATATCAAATACGAATCCAGGATCACCGGATATTATAGCTTGCTATCACCCTATTCTTCCAATTGAACGAATGAAGAATCTGGAGACCGGGGAAGAACAGATAAAGCTAATCTATAAGAGGAATAATAAATGGTCCGAGGTTATTGTGCCAAAAACCATGGTTGCATCATCTACTAAAATCGTCGGCTTATCTGCGCTTGGGATTTCAGTGACATCCGAGAATGCGAAGTTTCTTGTACGGTATCTGTCAGACGTTGAGAATGCAAATGACGATTACATTAATATTCAGTATTCATCAAGCAAAATCGGGTGGATCAGGGACTATTTTCTTCCTTATGACAAGGACATTGTATTTGATGGAGATATGAGGTTCCGACAACTATATGAAAGTATCAGTGTAGGTGGTAGCAGAACAGAATGGTATGAGCACGTGAAGAAAGTTCGTGCTACCGGAAGGATTGAACCAAAAATCATGTTAGCTGCAAGCTTCGCCAGTATTCTGATCAAACTGGTCGGTGCCCTTCCATTTTTTGTAGACTTATGGGGAGAAACCGAGGGCGGCAAGACCGTAACACTTATGTTGGGGGCTTCCGTCTGGGCGAATCCAGGTGAATCTAGGTATATAGGAGACTTCAAGACAACAGATGTGGCTCTGGAAGCAAAATCCGATATGCTTAACAATCTTCCACTAATTCTGGACGATACTTCCAAGGTATCTGCCAAGATTAGGGATAACTTTGAAGGGATTGTATACGATTTATGCTCAGGAAAAGGAAAGAGCCGTTCCAACAAGGAACTGGGAGTGAACCGGGAGAACCGCTGGCAGAACTGCATTCTGACCAATGGTGAACGTCCGCTTGCAGGATATGTCAGCCAAGGAGGAGCAATTAACCGAATTATTGAGGTTGAGTGTTCTGAAAAGATTTTTGATGATCCACAGCTTACCGCAGATACTCTTAAAAAGAACTACGGGTACGCAGGAATCGACTTTGTGAACGCAGTCAAGGAAATGTCCATTGATGATATAAAAGCCCTGCAAAAGCACTATCAGGGGCTTATACAGGACGATGACAAGATGCAGAAACAGAGCATTTCAATGAGTATCATTCTGGCAGCAGATAAAATCGCAACAGATCAGCTATTTCATGATAACCAGTACATTGACATCGAAACGGCAAAGAATCTTCTGACAGAGAAAGAAATGGTATCTGAAAACGAGCGCGCTTACTGGTTCGTGCTTGATAAGATTGCCATGAACGGAATTAAATTCGATGATAACCCAGATATAAAAACAGAAAGGTGGGGAATTATCGACAATGATCCAGTAGAAAAAACGTCAACTGCAATAATCTATAGTGCAGCGTTTGATGATTTATGCAAAATCGGAAGATTTTCGAGGAAAGCTTTTCTATCATGGGCTGTTAAGAAGGGACTTGTGGAAACCGACAGCAGAGGTTATCCGACCAAGGCGAAGAAACTGGATGGAATTGTCACTAAATGCGTGTTCTTGAAAATTGTAGACGAAATTCCAAAAGGATTCGTGAATTGCAATGATGATTTTGAGATTACAGACGATGTTGTATTTGATTAACAAACAATTCGTTCAAAAGGTAACCGGGTAACCTAGGTAACCTTTGATTCTGTATATATATATTTGAGTATTTATATGCACATATTGAGTATAAAAGTTTCCCTATATGAGAAAGTCAGGGTTACTCGGTTACTCGGTTACCTACCTGTAAAATCAAAGATCGGAAGAGCGTCGTGTAGGGAAAGAGTGTAGATCTCGGTGGTCGC